CGTGTGCTCTTCCGATCTGCACTGTTCAGGTACAGCGTATTGTAGGAGCTACATATAGGGTAACTTATGACGAGGATGGCTATTTCTTAAAGGCTTCCCGTATTAAATAATTTAATCTGTGTAGGGTGGGAGGCTGGGATTAAAATTTATGTATGATATTTTTGATTGTGTAAAAGCTCAAATCTATTATAACCCAAATAAGAAAAGCTTGGCTGAAATTAAAAGAGAAACTGGATGCACTCATGCTATCAATGGATATTTGTTCAATAATCAGTTTAAGCCTGTTGAATGGTGTGTAATTGATGGAAGAGTAATTTCTAAAAGCATGTACAATGACTTTGGTTTTGCCATTTTCAAAGGTAAGCCAATGTTTAATTTAGCCTCTATGTTTAAAGATACAAACTTTCTCTCTGGTATTCCTATTATTGTAAAAGGTGATTTTGCTTATAGGAACTTAACCCCTGATGTAGCAAGAGCTGCTCAAAGAACTGCTGTTGGTTGGACTAAGGAAGGCAAAATTATTTTGTTCTGTTCACCTGGTAGAATGTCAAGAGAAAAGTTACAAGTAAAAATGAAAGATCTTGGGGCTTACAATGCTCTTATGTTAGATGGTGGAGGAAGTACACAAGGTATTTTTCCTAATGGTAAGATTTATTCCCCAAGAAGAGTTCCTACTGTACTTCTGTTTTGGGATAAAGAAGTTAAGAAAGATAACAATACTTCTGATGTTGAAGGAGATAAGAATATGTACAGCGTAAGAGTTTACAATGCTTCTACAGAAGGAAATACTAAGATTACAAATAATTTTAAGGTAAATGAGTTCAAGTCTGATTCTAAGATTGTTCTTATTCATGGAACACTTCCTATTGTGTTACAAAAAATTAGGGATGAAATTGGCAAAGGACTAAATATTACTAATGCTTACAGAACAGAGGCCCATAATAAGAGAGTTGGCGGTGCTTCTAACTCTTTCCATTTGTATGGAATGGCTGCTGATATTTGGGCAAAAGGAATTACACCCATTGAACTTGCAAAGGTGATTGACAATCTTTTTCCAATTACTTTTGGAGTAATTGCATATCCTAAAAAAGGTATTGTTCACTTTGATGTTAGAGCTAAAAAGTATAGAGCAATTAACAACGGAACTGAAGTTAAAGTAGATCACTTCTAAGGAGGATTATAATGTGCAAGACTTAATAGTAGCAGCTATCTCAGCAACTTCTATGATCATCGTTGCATTTATCCAAGCAAGTAATAAGAAACATGCTAAAGAACAAGAAAAGGTCAATAATCTAAGAGCAAAAGAAAGTAAGCTATCAATGGACATGATGTATGCTTGCTGTGTTCTTTCCAAAGGTACAGCAAATGCACTAAAGAACAACCACTTTAATTCTGAAGTTGAAAGAGGAATTGAATTGGTAGATAAAGCTACAGACGAATATAACAAGTTTTTGAGGGAGACAGCAGCTGATACTATGAGTGCATAAAAATCTTGTACAACCCATTTACAAATAGTACTATTCGTGTTATAATGTTAATATATTAAAGGAGGTATCGAAATGTTACTACAATCAAAGGACGTAATCAGCATTCTGTTAGAGCTAAAGTATCATTATTTAAATCAAGGAAGGTATACAAGAGCTGAGTGTTTTGGGGAGGCAATCAACGTTGTAAATTCCTTAGAAAGGGGTATGGATGAAAACTCGGGAAGAATATCTGAACAGCCTTCAAAAGGGTAATATGGTTGCATTCCGAAACAAGGAAGAAATGTATAGTGGTACTGTTCAGGAAGTATCTGAAAAGGTAACTATAAAGACAAACAATGGCTCTGTTTACTTTATAGAAAAGTCTGACATTGTTTGGATTAAAAATGGAACTTCATGGCCCATTGGAATATACAATGCTTTGAAGGAAACAAGGAAAGGTAAAAGGTAATGAAGGTAAACATTGACAAAACAATGGATGATATTGTTAGCATCTCAAACCAAATATCTGGCTTGAAAATGTTACTTGACAATAAGAAACACATCCTATCAAAATACTTTGAAAAATCCGGGGAACGTTCATTATCCAACCAGGATTGTACTGTATATGTACAGGAACGAACTACAATAAACTATGACGTAGAAAAGATCACACAAAAGCTTGGTAAAAATAAAGCTTCAGCTTTCATTGACAAGGAATACAAGGTAGTTGACTGGGATCGTTTTGTGCCTCTGATGAAGAAGCATGGAATTACCCCAGATGTACTACGTGCTTATATTTCTGTTGAAAAGAAGGTTAATGATAAGAAGCTTTCTAAACTTTACGAAAGGGGTATTGTATCGCTAACAGATTTGGAAGGCTGTTACGATGCTACTGTGAACAAATCTGTTGCTTTACGTCTGAAAGATGCTAACCGAGAAATCCCAATCGCAAAAGAAAGTTGATGAGTTTGTTGGCCTACTCAAGTACTACGGAATATACCAGCCAGAAGAACTATACAAAATAGTTTGTCCATTCCATAACGATAGAAATGCTTCCCTCCAGATAAACATCCCAAAGGCATTCTTCTTCTGTTATGCTGAATGTGGTGCAAAGGGAAGTACATTAGAGCTATACAAGAGCTACTATAAACTTCAACATCCAAACAAAGAAATTCCATCTGACGTGAAATGCTGGGTGGAAATAAAACGGATCCTAAAAAATCCAAAGCTAACTAATATAGATAATATATATAGTACTTATACTACACTTCCTTTTGTTGAAAAGGTTAGTTACAAAGAGGGACTGTCCCAAGGACGTTCTTACTACTACAACCTTCCAAATCCAAATTGGTTCCGTCCATCCCTTAATTCTGTTGTTGAAGAGGAAACAAGGCTGTGCAAACAATACATGGCTAACCGGGGATTCAAACCCATAACCTTAAAACAGGCCGGTGCAAAACCTTCCCTAAACAAATACTACCCTATAGTGATACCACTGTTAGAGAACGGGAAGTTCAGAGGGTACGTAATGAGAACCTTCGATCCGGTAATAGAACAGCAAAGAAAGTACATGTATGGCAGAGGATTCAAACGGGAAAGAACTTTACCTGGTGAATTCGGAACCAAGATCCATACTTCTTCAGTTGTGATTGTTGAAGGATACCTGGACAAACTAAAAGGAAACCAAATAGGAATTAAATCCATAGCTGCAATACTTGGTTGGAAGGTTAGCTCAACTCAGGTAGAAATCCTAAAGAAGGCTAAGATCAAAACAATAATATGTGCAACAGACAACGATGAGGCTGGAAACAAAGGGTATAGGTACTTCAAACGAATAGCTGATGTACATGGCTTCAAGGTTGTAAGGTTACACTTCCCCAAGGGAATAAAAGATATGGGGGATATAAAACAAGGTTCAAAAGAAGCAGAACTTATTCTGACCCAATTAACTAAGTACGATGTACTTAAAAAGAAAGAAAAATAAATTTCTAAAACCCATTTACAAACCAAACCTTCTGTGGTATAATATAAACAAGGATGCCCCAAATAAACTAAAAAGGAGATAAAACAAATGGGAAACCTTATTAAAAACATGAAAGAAGCAATTGCTAAGAGTGGAACCAGTAAGAAGGATATCCTTTACTTTGCTGCTGATTCTGTCCACCGGGTACGGTTCCTCCAGGAACTTGAAGATGGTGAACAGTTCCAGTTCCATTCTGACTTCAATGCTTCGGTAAACGCACTGTGTGAAGATCCCGAAGACCATGAAAGCTGTCCCTACTGCCAGGATGAAATTAAGTTGGTTGATAACTTCGCTTGGACTGTCTGGGACTATGATTCCAATTCTGTAAAGATCCTCCGGATGAAGGCATCCGGTGTTTCCCCTGTACCTGCTTTGATCGAGATGTACGAAGAGTTCGGTACCATTATGGATCGGGACTACAAGATCAAGAAGGTTGGCAAAGGCACTGGTGGTTCTTATGTTGTAACTCCTCTCGACAAAGAGAAGTTCACAAACAAGAAGGCTAAGGCATATACTCGGAAGCAGATGGAAGAAATTTTCATGAAGGCTTACAATACAGATGAAGCCAAGGAAGATGATGAAGACGAAGAGGAGGATAAACCTTCTAAGAAGAAGGCTGGAAAGAAGAAGGTTAAGAAGGAAAAATCCCTGAAGGGGAAGATCCTGGAACTGGACTTCGAGGACATTAAGAACATTGCAAAGGAACTGGGAATGAGTAAGAAGGAACTCAAGGCCTATGATGATGAGGAAGAACTTACTGATGAACTGTTCGATAGTTTCGAGGAAAACGACATCGAGGATGTGTACAACGAATACACTGAAGAAGATGACGACGACGAAGATGATGAAGATTGATAAATGAAAAAGATAGTTGTTTACGGATGTGATAATTCTGGCAAAACAACTGCAGTAGCTGAGATACAAAAAATCTTAACCCTGAACAAAGTTAGCTGCGAAACAGTTCATAGCTGTGGACCAAAACCTGCAAAAGAACAGGTTGAATTCATGGTAAAAGAACTACAAACAAAACCTGATAGTCCAAGAGTTAAGGTTTTCGATAGGTTCCCAGCTATTGAAGAATTGGTATATGGTCCTATTGTTAGAAACAAGAATGTTCTAAAGAATTACAGTGTAACATGTGAAGTTCTTATGGACCAGATAGACCTATTCATTTTCTGCTGTCCTGATTATGAAACAATTTCTAACTGGGGCGATCGGGAACAAATGAAAGGTGTAAAGGAAAACACGGAAAGTATAATCCTTGCTTACAATAACATAATATATGTTTATCCTTCCATGAAAGGCAAGTTGGAATACTACGACTGGAAAAAGAAGGACCAAGTTTCGTTAACAAAAATTCTTAAAAAGAGGGAGTATATAAAATGAACATTACTCACGTAGAAGAGACTACTGTAAACGGGGATAAGCTGGTTGCTATTTTCAATCGCCAGAAGGAATTGATGACTAAGTACCATGATATCGAAGAGAGATCTGGTTTACTTCAGACTTCTGACTGCCCTGTCAACCTGGATGATAAGAAAGGCCAAGCTAGATTAAAGGATTTCGCTTGGCGTATTACTGAAGAGGTTGGGGAAGCAATTGATGCAAAGGTTGAAAATGATACACTCCACTTCAAGGAAGAGCTTATTGATGGCCTTCACTTCCTTACTGAGTTCTCTATTCTGGCTGGATTTACACCCGAGATGCTTGTCCCTGACAACTACGTAGTGGAAGGGGAAGAAGATCGGCTGGATGCTATCTGCGATATGTTTAAGGGTGTTGTTTATAAGGATTTAATTTATTACAGGGATCACATCCGTTTCCTTGGTATGACCTGCAACTGCCTTAAGAACAAACCTTGGAAGCAATCCATGATGATGACTGACAAGGATAACTTCTATAAGCACCTTGCCTATGTATGGGAGAACTACATTTCATTGCTTACTATTTACATGGATTCTGTTGAAATCTATCAAACATACTTTAAGAAGAGTGAAGTAAACAAATTCCGTCAGAGAAGTAATTACTAATGGTTATAAAAGAGTACAATAGTTTAGACGAAGTACTCTCAAAGTTAATAAAGGACCTCCTGTTATTTGACCCAGGTTCAGAACACTTTGATAGTATTTCCGGAATGAATGGTTATGTGTATGACTTATTCATAAAGGCAAATACATTGGAATGTTCTGTAAACCTGGGTCAATATTTATATACAATGGCTAAGTGGAAACAACTACTTAAGCTATACGTAGATAAAGAAGAATTGGTTAACTTTGCAGAGATACTTAAAACGAGTAAGAGCTACTCCCAGACATTTTACTTCAAACAAAAACCAAGAACTGTTGGACATGGAAATGGCAGCTGCTTAATTTCTATGGTAGTTACAAGGCCTGGTAGAAACAAACCTTTCAATAGGGCTGTATTAAACTACAGAACAACAGTTCTAACCAAACAATTCGTATGTGATTTGGTTTTGTTAAACAAGTTAGCTACTTACTTAAATGAAAATACAGATGGTGCATGTAACATAGACCATGCAATTCTGTATGCACCAGTAGCTTCAATAAACGCTTTCCAACTTTCCCTGTACTATAAGAACTTTAAGGTGCCAATTAAGAAGTACCCAGATGAATACTTCTGCAAAAAGGCTTTGAAGTGGAGGGAAGAATATTTTACAGGTAAACGTACAACAAAGTTCAAAAGCTTTGATAGACTTATAAGGTACTCAAACTCTGGGGATCTGCCTGACATAGACATGGATGAACTTTCAATATTCTAAAAAGTTATCCTTTACAAATGGCAAACAATATGGTATAATGTATATAGGATCTAAAGAGGGATCTAAACTTAAATACTGAAAAGGAGAACAAGAACATGAAGGTTAAGGAACTCAACAACAATTGGAAGTCTATCCATTTCTGTGATCGTACTATTATCAAGGCTGATCTTAAGTACATGAGTAAGGAACAAATTGAACATCTTAACAATGTTAAGGTAAGACCAGATAATGTTAAGGGCCATTATTCGGCTATCAATTAAAGGGGCTTCGGCCCCTTTCTTATTAAAAGGGAGGTACTAAAAATGAAGACTTGGGAAATCAGTTTTATTGAAAAGGTAAACAATGAATTCATCGAACACAAGCTACACATTAAAGCTGATTCATTCGACGAAGCAATTTCCAAAGCAAGACAGGTTGACAATAGGTACTGCGCTGGTACCGTAATTGATTTTTAAAGGAGTAATAAAAAATGAGAATTTACACTAACTGGGATGAATGCTATAACGAGGTGCTTCGGGACCTTGCTGAAATGGGTATCGTAGTTAGACCTAAAACCATGCAGGATAAGAACATCGAGGGGAACCCTGATTATGAAACTAAGGAGCTCCAGAACTATTCCTATTCTTTGTTGAATGCTAACAGCAAGGATATTACAGGTGTAACCCAACCCTGGGCTGATAAGGAATTCGAGGAGAGAATTTCTGATCCTTGGCTTAGAAATGCTGATGGCTCTCATTACCAGTTTAATGGCTTCATCAATCCTGGCACTGCATGGAAGGAACGTGCTGAGGTGTGGAATGAGTATATCCACGACGGCAAGATGGCTTATACTTACAACGAGATGATTTGGAAGAATGACCAGTGCCACAAGATCCTGGAACGACTCAAGAAAGATCCTGATTCCCGCCAGCTTTGGATCTCTTTGTGGAACCCTGAAAAGGACCCTGACTTCCTTGGTGGCATTTCCCGTGTTCCTTGCTCTCTTGGTTATGGATTCCAGGTTAGAAATGGAAAGCTGAATATGCACTACGTAATGAGGAGCTGTGATTTCATAACTCATTTCAGAAACGATGTGTATTTGGCAATTAAGTTCCTCGAGTGGGTTGCTTCCCAGACAGGATATGAGGTTGGTAACTTTACCCATACGATGTTCTCCCTGCATGTTTATAACAAGGATGTACATGGAGTGTTTTAAATGCCATTTACTGATTTACATCGCCATGATGAATATAGTTCATTTGATGGCTTTGGCAAGGCTACAGAGCTTTCTAAGTACGCTAAGGAGTTAGGATACACTTCCCTTGGTATAACTAACCATGGCAATACAAACGGCCTTGTACAGCACTATATGGCTTGTATGGCTAATGGAATAAAACCAATACTTGGGGTTGAAGGATACTTCATTCCAAAGTACAAAGAGAAACATCGTGGCTACCACCTATGTTTATTTGCTAAGAATGAAAAAGGATACAGAAATATAAACGAACTACAATACGAAGGTGACAAGATCAAGTACTATAATCCAATTTGGACATTTGATATGTTGGAAAAGTACCATGAAAACCTTATTTGTACTTCTGCTTGTATTGCTTCTTTTTCTTCCCAAGCTATTAAGAACAAAAGGTTAGATGCTGCTGAAAAGTACCTACGAAAAATGAAGGATATTTTTGGGGATGACTTCTATATCGAAATTCAACCTTATAAAATATCAGAACCTGGCTTACAAGAATTGGTTAATGTTGAACACATTAAGTTAGCAAAGAAGTTAGGTATTAAATGTATTCTTACTTCTGATTCACATAGAGGTAAAAAGGAAGAGCTTGATACTTACCTTAAGATGCATGAAATAGCTGGCCATGATCCAGAACACATTAAAGCTACTTACAAGGATCGTTATATGCCTTCTGAGGAAGAGATAGTTAAACGATTTATAAGAATGCACAAGGATGACTTTCCAGATGCTAAAAGGCTAGCCAAGCAAATGGTAAAGGCAACTGAGGAAATCCAAGAAAAGGTAGTGCCTGATATATTCGAACCCCTGCAACAGACACTACCTTCAATTGGATCAAAGGAAGAATCTGAACGTAAGTTAAGAATGGAAGTAAAGAAAGGCTTAAAAGAAAAAGGCAAATGGAACGATAAGTATATCAAACGTGTAAAGGAAGAAATTGATGTAATCCAAACACTTGGCTTTGCTGACTACTTCTTAATTGTTCAGGACTACGTTATGTGGGCCAAGAACCAGGGTATAAACGTTGGACCTGGCCGTGGTAGTTGCTGTAACTGCTTAGTGGCTTATGCCCTTGGAATTACTGAGGTTGACTCATTACTGTTCGGACTTGACTTTAGACGTTTCCTTAGAAAGGATAAGAAGAAGTTACCGGATATTGACATGGACTTCGAAAAGAGTAGAAGGCAGGAAGTTTTCCATTACATCATAAACAAGTATCCTGGAAGAACTGCTCGTATTGCTTCCTATGGATTATACAAAGTTGATAACCTTGTTAATGATCTTGCTAAGGTCTGTGGATTAAAAACAACAGTGGATGTAGAACCTGACCAAAGAAAACAAAACAAAGAAACAATAGTTGAATTAAAGAAGCACATTAACAAATACATCGATGAGGATAAAAACCTGGATGTACATTCATTCTTACAGGATAACAAAACCAAACGTTTTAATGTTCTGTATGATGATATCTGTAAACACTTTTCTTTGTTATACAAGAAGATGAGGTTTATAGGAACCCACGCTGCTGGTGTTGCTGTAACTGGATCAGATATTCTAAACTACACTTCCCTTAGAACCGATAAGAACGGTGACCTTTATACTAACTATGACCTAAACGATTTGGAAACTGTAAAGGTTGTTAAATTCGACATTCTTGGTTTAGTTACCATGGAAGAAATAGGGGACCTTAGAAGAACAACAGGTATAAAGGTTAACTACGATGAAGTAGTTAATGATGAACAGATCATGAAACGATTCCAATGTGGGGAAACAACGGGAGTGTTCCAATTCGATAAACCTGCTGTACGAAACATACTTCAGGAAATAGACTGTAGCTGCTTCAACGATATAATTGCTGCAAATGCTATGAACAGACCTGGCCCACTAAGCATGGGGATGCCAGAGAAGTATGGATGGAATAAACGGAACATAGAAGAAGCAAAGGAAAGCAAATTCTATAAGTACACTAAGGATAGTTATGGTACTGTAATCTACCAGGAACAGATCCAGAAGGTATGTGTTTACCTTGCAGGAATGGAGTGGAAGGATGCAGATAAGGTGATGAAGATGATTGGTGGTCAAAGCCAATCTGAAGATGCCAAAGCTGAGTTCGAAAAAAACAAAAAGGAACTGGGCAATAAGTTCATTAGTGGTGCAATGGAAAATGGACTTACCAAACGGGAAGCCAATGAAATGTACCAATCCATGTTGGTCTATTCTTTTAATAAAGGCCATGCTTGTGGATATTCCCTTATTTCTGTTGAAGAGATGTTCTACAAGATTTACTTCCCATTACAATTCTGGTATGCAAAACTTAAGTACTGTCCAATGGAAGATAACGAATTTAAGTTAAAGAAAGAAGCTGTAGAATCTGGACAAATTATTCTAAAGCCACATGTTAATGGTACTTCCCGTTACTCAATTAAAAAGGTTGATGGGGAGGGCTGTATAATGGAAGGCTTAAGTTCTATTAAAGGCATTGGACAAAAGGTTGCTGATGCAATAGAACAGGAAAGAAAAACAAATGGTAAATATACTTCTATATGGGATATGCAGGAAAGGCTGCCTAAACGTATTCTCAATTCTAAAGTGTTGGAAACTTTAAGAAGTGCTGGTGCTCTGCAATTCAACATGAAGGAGTATATGAAAGAAGTAATGAAATACAATACCCGATTTATTGCTAAGGGGTGAAAAAAATGGATATAAAAGAAATCCAAAGTATCTGTAGAGAAATGGAAAAGAAGTCAGGCAAAGGATCTATATTCCTTACTGGCAAAAACGTTGGCCTTTCAATTCCTCGTTGGAGTACTGCCATTGAGGACCTTGATTCATTAGTAGGTGGTGGATTTCCAAAGGGACGTATAGTTGAAATATATGGGGCAGAAAGCTCTGGTAAAACCTCCCTAATATATTGGCTGATGAGCTTACATAAGCTTGGTGTATATATCCCTATTGAAGGAACCTACGATGAAGAACGAGCTATTTCCCTTGGTGTTAAACCCAAACAAATGATTGTGTATAGAGCTGAGTATGGCGAGGAAGCACTAAACGCAGTTGTTAGGTTTGCAAAGGCTGGTGTTCCAATTATTGCAATAGACTCTGTTCCTGCTTGTCAGCCAAAGGAAGATGCTGATAAGTTTGAAAAGGGTGCTGAGAATGAGGCAAGAATTGGTGGTGTAGCAAGGCTGTTCTCCAAAATGCTTCCTACCATTCAAAGAATATGTGAACAGTCAGGAACTACACTTATCCTTGTTAACCAAGTTCGTGATAAAATGAATGCAATGCTATTTGGGGAAAAGGAAGATACCCCTGGTGGTAGAGCTATTAAATTCTATAGTTCCATTCGAATAAAGGTTGCAAGAAGAGCATGGATTGAAATTCCAAATAAGAACCCAGCTGTTAGTTCCAACAATGAAAAGGTTGGACTGATCATGAAAGCTAAGGTAACAAAGAGTAAGGTTAGTAATCCTTTCGGGGAGGCTGAACTTCCTTTCTTCTTTGACAGAGGATTCGTTAGCTTCGATGATGTTAAACATATTCGTAATGAAATTATGAAAAAGAGGAAGGAACAGTATGGAACGTGATATTTACCCATGTGAATGTTATAACCCAGTATATAAAAATGAAGCAAGTAGTAAAAGTCCTTATTGGGAAAACATTTGTAAGATTGCTGATAAGCAACGTAAGAAAGGTATTGAAACCTACGGCCAAGGACTTGAAGATAATACTTGGGATATAGAAAAAAGAATTCAGTACTTGGAAGAAGAATTAGTGGATGCTCTTATGTACTGTGAATGGATAAAGGAAGGAATTAAAAATGGGACTATCAAAGGATCTACTGAAAGCTAAGGATGCAAACAAAACTGACATGTGGTCCATGCTTGTTAAGAACCGTTTGGAAAAGCTGTTCATAGAAGATAGGGACCATGAAAATAGATATGGACTACACGCTTCTGCAATTATAGCCCCTGAAAAGGAATTCTGCTATAGGGAACAGGTACTTTCCCTGTTCTATGAAATGAACCAAGGGGAACAGCTTCCAGTCAAATTGCTAAAGATATTTGCCCAAGGGAATGCAATGCATGAAAAGTGGTATTCCTTATTTAGAAGAGCTGGTATTGATGTTGCAATTGAAAGATCTCTGTTCATTCCGGAGTACGACCTTTCCTTTACTATTGATGCTTTATTAAATATCATGGGGGAAGAAGTGATCTGTGATATTAAGTCACAAGCTTCCATTGCATTTAAGAAAAGTAAGGGACATCCTAAAGGGGAAAAACAAATCATGTTCTATGAGTGGGCACTATCCCACTATACAGGGGTTCCACACAAAAAAGGATTTGTCCTTGTTGATAACAAAGATAACCAGGAAATCAAGGTTGTCCCAGTTATTTATGATAAGGAAAAGGTTAGGCCTTATATAGAACGGCTAAAGGAAATCCAAAGGCTTAAAAAAGAATTCATGGAAGAACATAAGGTTCCAAAGAGAATGTGTTCAACCTGTAATGAAAAACGAGCCTCCCAGTGTAATATGAGAGATGCCTGCTGGAATATTGGAAAAGGACGTGTTAAACTTGACAAAGAAATACAGAAACGGGACAAAAAGTAAACCAAGCAAACGTGGGATGGCTAACTACAAATATCATCCGTGTGTAATAGGCTTGGACCAAAGCTATTCAAGGTGTGGAATTTCTATTGCTGTTGAAGGAAAACTAAAAAAGGTTACTTCAATTAGGTACAATGGATTGAATACAAAGACAGAAAAAAGGATTGAACTACAAAGGGTACTTAGAAAGGCCATACAGAGCTGTTTAAAGAACTTTAATTCTGACCAGGTAATTGTATTATGTGAACGGTTACGCCTCTTCTCAACCAACCAGGGGCAATCCACAATACGCCCTGGGGTTATCAAACCATCTGCAGCAATGATAGCTTACATAGTTGATACTGCAGCTGAGTTTGGTATAGAAGTTTGGTCTGTTGATACAAGAGCATGGAAGTCTGAAGTGCTTGGGGATTCAAGGCCAGTGTTCGAACCCATAGAAGGGGTCAAGAACCCACAGAAGTTTGGTTCTGTTAGAAAGGTGATAGACCTTGGATTCAGGGATTCCCTTGAAATAGTAAGGGGCAATGGAAAAGGCAAGGTTATTTCCCTAGACGATGATGCAGCTGATTCAGCTTGTATAGCATTATACGGAAATTGTAAAAAGCCAAAGATAAAAAGGGAACTTTAAGAAAAATAAAAAACTTTTAATTTACCCATTTACAAATCCAAATAAGTGTGGTATATTATAAGCAAGGATAAACCAATAAACCAAATACAAAAAGGAAGGTAATAAAAATGAAGAACCACAAGACTAACAATTCCATTAACATGGCAATGCTTAACCTCAGCATTATCAAGGAAGAGAAGGCAGAAACTAAGAATAACATCAAGAAGATCAAAGAACAGGTTAAGAAAAATCCTAACTACATTAACCTATGCAAGAATAGGTTAAACAACTTCCTGGAGGAAATGGAACTTCTTGATAAGGAAGCAAAAGATACAAGAAGAAACATCAGAAAGTGCCGGAAGGCTTTGGAGGTAGCATAATGAAACGTGGACCTAATCCAAAAGATGTGATAGCCTTCCGAGGATTTATTTCTTCCCAAGGTAAGCTGGGGGTATACAAACCCCCAGTAAGCCTTTCCCTTAAAAATGTATTCTCAAATGTAAGTCAAGGCAAACCCTATGAATTCATTTACATGGTTTACATTGAAAGGATCTCGCCAATAGTGCCAATAGAAGTTTATGAAAAGTACATTGGTACTAAACATAAGAAGTTCCTTTCAAACCCTAAATCATTTGGTGTTAAAATCTATAAGGGATTTGACCAGGAAGTACATTTCAAGTAAGCCCTGTTAGCTCAGTTGGTTAGAGCATCCGGCTCATAACCGGACGGTCCTGGGTTCAATTCCCCGACAGGGCACCAACATAAACAAAAGAAAGGAAGTATAAAAATGGAACTTACCCTTGAGAACTTGGTTGATGAGATTGTTGAGTTGGAATATTCATGTTATTTGGCAAGGAATTACGCAGAGGAAGTTTTTGGTAAAGAATCGGATTACTATACGTACTGGGATTCTAAATTGTCAGTTCTTTACAATCTTGCAGAAAAGTTTAATTTTCTTGATAAGTTGAAAAGGGAGTAAGTAAAAATGTTCGAAGTAAGAATGAATATTTCTGGTTGTTTTAAATGTACAGGACCTAAGTACAAGGTATATAAAGTACACGTTGTTCATGAAGATGAAACATATTTCCTAATCTATAATGCTGGGAAGTGGCAGTGGGTAAATGCTAATAGAACTTGCCCCGCTTAAAAATATTTCAAATAAATTCAAAATAATCATTTACAAACTAAAACAAGTGTGGTATAATATATACATAAAAAGGAGGTACAGAAAATGAAACTTTATAACTACTTTATCAAGGAAGGTTCCTACTATAATCTTTATAGAGGTGGAATTAGCTGCAACTGTTACTTCGATAGGGTAATGGTTTCCAAGGAAAACAAGAAGTGGCTGTTGCAGCAAGGTTATATTGAGGTTAGGTAATGGATGACAAAGGTATAGAATGTCCTTACTGTAATGACTGTTTCAAGTGTCCATTGGATGATTGTAAAATAGGTCAAATGAAATCAATAAGGGTTAATAAGCTAGAAATAGATAGCCTTTATAACTATGGATTCTCTAAGAAAGATGAAAAGGAATGGTAAATTTTACTTCAGAAATGAAAAGGAAACATTGGAAAGTTTAGGCTTTACCCAAGTTCCTGGATCCGGCAATGGCTGGGTAGCTAAAGAAGATGGGGAAAACGAATTGGCATTGGTACAATTAAAAAGCACAGATGCTAATTCATATACCCTGAAACAATTCGACATGAAACAATTAGAGTACCATGCACAGGTTGAACATAAGGTACCAATATTCCTAGTTCAATTCCTACAGCAGGACAAGATATATGCTATAGTGAATGTTGAAAACCTAGAAGAACTAACAGAAGCAATAAAACAGGGTAGTATAAAAGAAAGGATGGTGGTATTAGATGAAGAATATCTGGCACTAAGGAAAAGGGTTTCCTCCTCCTTTAAATCCCGTAAACAATTCTTTGAAGAAAAGGAAAAAGAACATGGCAGAAGAAAAGGCAAACGTTATTAAAGCAACAGGATTTTACGCTGGGCATTCTGCAAAGAGTAATTTCGATGTTGATCTGAAGATTGGTTTTACTGAAGAACATGCTTCTGAAGCAATCCAATTTATGGCTGGCATTGGAAACCAGCTGAAGATGGTAGCAATTGTAAACGGTGAGACTATTTCCCTTGGACTCTGGAATGTATTCAAGGTAGTAATCGACCACAACTGTCAAACAAAAGTTACCTTCAAAACCAGTAAAGAAAATACCTTTGTTGAAAAGCTTTCCGAACTCATGGCTGAGGATGAACAAATCACACTTAAGGCAAAAATCATTCCTATGGAGTAAGCATCAAGTTTTAAACTTGGCTTAAATATTTTATAAAATTTGAAAGAGGTAAAAAGAAATGGCTATTAACTATTCTGTGAAGGAAACCATCGACTTCCTGACTTCCAACAACATGGGTTCTGTTAAGGAAGTTACTCGCAAGTACCCCCTGACGGTTATGTCCCTGACCCACATGAACGAGGCTGGTCTTAGCTTCTTCAAGGCTATCATGGGGGATACCTCCTGCAAGTCCATTGAGAAGCGGCTGATCAACGCCTATGGTCTAAAGGCTGCTACCGAGGAGGATTCTGAGGAGACTGAGGATTCTGACGAGGCTGCTAAGAAGGCTGAGAAGGCTGCTAAGCGGAAGGCTGCTAAGGCTGCACGTAAGGCCAAGAAGGAGGCCGAGGAGGCTGAAGATGAGGCTGACCCTGAGGATGAAGACGACGAGGAAGAGGAGGCCCCCAAGAAGAAGGCTAAGAAGGATCGGAAGTCTAAGAAGTCCAAGAAGGTTGAGGAACCCGAGGATGACGATGAGGACGAGGACGAGGCTGACGAAGAAGAAGAGGAGAAGCCCGCTAAGAAGTCCAAGAAGGCTAAGAAGGCTGAGCCTGAAGATGACGATGATGATGACTTCGACTTCGACTAAGGAATAACAAGGGGAATTATTTACAGCTGGGCACGGATCTCCCCATCCGGTAAGTCCCAGCACCCCTTGCATATAAAAGCTATGGATATATATGAAATCAAATACTTAGATTGTTCTAAAAAGAAAAACAGAAAACTATTGGCAAAAAATGCAATAAAAATATTAGGTACTGAAGAATTACCCACAAAGGAAAATTTAAAGAAAATATACCATAAAATTTCTAAAAAGTACAAAATGCCCATGAAAGTGTATCGTGTAGGCAACCAATACCAAGTAAATATAACGAGCCAAGAGGGCATTTCCATTTTCCTTTGTTTAACACCTACAGAAGTATATTTAAAGTATATTTTATATACTAAGGCATGGCTTAAATACAAAAAGGAAGTGAACAAATTCAAATGAACAACATAACTATTTATACTGATGGTGCTTGTTCTAAAAATCCTGGTCCTGGAGGATATGCTTTCATTATCCTTTCCCCAACAGAAAAGGTACTTCTGAAACTTAGTGGTGGCGAAAAGCATACAACAAACAACCGTATGGAACTAAAAGCCATTGTAAGGGCCCTGGAACACATTGAAGAACCAAGAGAACACCTTAACTACAGATTGCCTTACGATAAGAATGAAATGTCAGTTACTATTAGAAGTGATAGTGCTTACTGTGTTAATGCTGTAAAGCAAGGCTGGATCCACGTATGGAATAACAATGGCTGGAAAACAAAAGAAGACCATGAAGTAAAGAACAAGGAACTTTGGCAAAGGCTGTTAGAGCTGATAAGCCAGAAACATTTAAAGGTAACATTTGAAAAGGTAAAAGGCCATTCCGGAGACAAGTACAATGAAATGGTTGATAAAGCAGCTAAGAACGCAATCCAACGCTTGAAGGAAGAAGAACTTCTTTTCCAAGCAAAGGGAGGCAAGAAATGAACTTGTCAGCTAAGGTCAAATCCTTTGTTATAAAAGCAGATACAGAAAAAGAGGCTTATATAAAAGGGTGTAAACAATTGGCTAGATTTATGGCTTCTAAAAAGTATACAAACTTAACATTTAAAATTGAACGAACGGAAAACCCCAATGAGTTCATTTTTACAATGTACACAAACATTGATCTCAGTGAAGAACAAAGGAAGTTCTGCCAGTTATGTAAGGAATACCACTGCTCATTCTATGTTAATGAGGAATACAACTGTTCCAGGTGTAACCTTAAGAACTTCCTTAGTAGAGCAAGAAGTAGAACTGAGATCTCCAAAAACTTTTATAAGAAGGAAATGTAATATGAAATAAAGGAGTAAACTTGACATGGTAGCTATTCCGGTAGATAGTAAGGGGTATACCCAAGAGGAATTGTTAGAAATGTCAAGGGAAGAAGCTATAGAGGGACTTCCCATTAAAGCCCAACGGTTCTGTGAATTCTATGTTGAAGGCTTTAATAGAAAGATGGCCCTTAAAAGAGCTGGCTATGAGTCATGTGATTGTACTTATTCATACAGGCTTTTCCAGAAGCAGTCTGTACAACGGTACATTATGTGGCTCAAAGCCAGAGTTCTAAATGTCCACATGGTCAATGCTGTAGACCTTATTGACCAGTGGATTAGAATAGCCTTCTCTGACATGACTGATTTTGTTAACATACACCCAGGATACATTACTCTCAAGCCAGCATCTGAAGTTGATGGACAGCTCATCAAATCTATCAAATCTGGTAGGGATGGTGTATCCATAGAGTTGCATGACAAATTGAAAGCTTTGGATTGCTTATCTAGGTACATTGATGACATGCCAAAGGATTGGAAGCAAAAGCTAGAGGAACGTAAGGTTGAACTGCTTGAGGAAGAGTTTGAGCTTAAGAAAAAAGTATATGAGTTAGAGAATCCTCAACAAAAGGATGATGGGTTTATCGAGGCCATTAAAGAGAGTGCCAAGGTTATCTGGGAGGAACCAACTGAGTAAGAAACCTTTTCTTTTTATATATTTTTCTTTTAGAAGTATATATAAGCTATATAGCTAACTACCATACTTTCCTTTTGTTTAAAACTTATTTTGAAACACCCATTTACAAACCTACTTCTTTCTGTTATAATAGTACTGTAGTTAAACCAAACAACTTAAATACAGAAAGGAAATACTAAAATGGAAAACAACAACATCGCTACCAAGATTCAGAAGCTGCTCAACCTGGCAAACAACAATCCCTCTTCTGAAGAAGCACAGGCTGCCCTGCTCAAGGCTCAACAGCTGATGGCTGAACACAACATTACCATGGAAGAGGCTTCTGTTGAAAGCAAACCCGAAATGGCTCAGGAATTAGTAGAGGGTGGACAAAGCTGCTACTGGAAGCGGCTGCTGGCTAAACTGATTGCTGACAACTTCCGGTGCTACACTGCTATTTCCAAAGGCTACGGAACCTGCTTCATTGGCAAGAAGGAAGAAATCCAAATCGCTGTCCAACTTTTCAACTACACTTCTTCGGTGTTGGAAAAGAACATGCAAAAGCTTCGTGCTAAATACCGGAAGCAGGGACTGTCCACTGAAGGAATTAGCGGTGACTACTTCGATGGCTTCTACAATGGACTGAAGGCTAAGTTCGAAGAACAGGTTAACAAAAACAACTGGGGGGCTTATCCTAGTTAAGGATAAAGCAGTGACTGAATACTTCAACTCTGTTACCAAGAAAGGGAAAATTGGTTCTGGAAGGGTTCAGGCTAGAAGCTACAACCGTTCCATTTACACACAAGGCTACAATGATGGCAAGGCTACTACAACTCAAAAGTGCCTGGACTAACAATCCAGGCCTTTTTAAAATAATCCTTTACATTTATTCTATTTTGTGTTATAATATTTACATACAAAGAAAGGAACAAAACTTATGGCTACTGAATTTAACTTCGAAGAGAACACTGAAACCCAGGAAGTGCTCAAACCCATTACTATTACTTGCAAGAACTGTGGAACTGAATTTACCATGGCACCGGTTGAACAGAAGTTCTACTACAAACACGGATACAACTTTCCCAAGGTCTGCTTGGACTGCAGAAAGGCTGAAAAGGAAGTCCACAAATTTACATGTGTTGATTGCAATGCTGAATTCGAACTTACTGGTTCTGCAATTGGCTTTTATAAACGCAAGGGAATGGAACTTCCCAAACGCTGCCCTGCCTGCATTAAGTACAAGAGGGAACACAACAACACTTAAAACAAAAACAAGAAAGGAAGTACAAGAATGTTTAGAGTTGAAGTTTACGACATACTAAACCAAACCGATTATTCTGTTGATGTTGAAAGCAAGAACCGTATACAAGATAGATACGATGCAATAGATAAAGTTTGTAAAGCAAAAGGATACCAAGATAAGGAGTTCCTAACTGTATCTAAGGTATCCGATGTGATCTAAATGCTTTATAAGGTTAAATATAGAAGGGATGGATACGTTTCTGATCATACTACTTATGTCCAAGCATTTGGAATGGAAGATGCAAAGAAGGTAGCTGAAAAGGAACTAAACAAATTCCCTAAACGATACGAAATACTTTCTATAAAACCACATAAGTACACACACTTAACAAATTGAAAGGAAGAACAATATGGGTAAGCTAGAACAAAAGGTTTTACTTACTGAGGGAGTTATTAAAAAAGAAAATAACTTCAATACAGACCATGGATACTATACAATTCAAATTATCAAGCACAAAGGATCAGTGTATTTCAGGAAACTAAAGAACGGAAACCAATGTGAATTGGTTAAGATTTAAATAAATGTTACCAATACTTACTTACATAATTGGATATAAGGATCCAGACACTAAGGAAATACACCTTTCAATTTCAAAGGCAAGAAACCAAGTAATAGCTATAAATCAAATAAGGATAAAATATCCAAACAACTTCCAATTCTGTTTGTTGGAAAGGATAAAGGAACTAGAAGAAATAAAATGGTAAGGCAATACGAAGTTACATTATATGACAGGATAACAGAAACAATAAACCAAATAGAAGTATTTGCTAACAACGTATACGAAGCAGAAGAAAGGGCTAAGCTAATAAATGCTAAAAAGTTAAGGGAGGATGACCCAAACAGATATATCCAAAACATACTAAATGAAACAAAGGTATTCTGTATTGGAATTAAATAATGTACAAACTAACAGAACAAGAAGAAAAAGAAAGAATGGACCTTTACAACCAAGGATTGGATGATAAACAAATTTCTGAAATTATACACTTTCCGAAAAAGACAATACAATCTTGGAGGTGGAAGAGGGGCTTACCAGGTAATAAAGAAAAAGGATTCCAAAAAGGTAACACACTTGGAAGCATAAGTAGGTTACCAAAGGAAGAACATGAACTAAGAATGAGGTTATACAATAAAGGATTGATAGATAAGAAGGTAGCCAAGGTCTGTCATGTTTCTAATGCAGCTATTTACCAATGGAGAAGAAAATATAACCTTCCTGCAAATGGTAAATATATAAAAAACGAAGAATGAGGTAATAAAATGGAAAAGGAAACAAAGAAGTACTGCCCACTAACCAATTTCCAAACAATTTGTGATAATGGATGTGCATGGTACAATATCCAAACTGCTGAATGTCCCATTCTTACAATTTCAAAGGAACTAAGCTGTATGGAATTGGACCTTAACAATATAAATCGAAAACTAAATTAAAACAAATTCTTTTGTTAAAATAGGGAGGCCCTAACAAGGCCTTCCAACTATAGCATATAAAGGAATATAAAATAAAATGGTTTATAGAATAAAACTTAGAAGTAAAAGAACAAATACAACTACTTGGTTTAATGTAAAAGCAAATGTTAAGAGAGAAGCTATAAGGGAAATGATGATAATACTTATACGCACAAATACAGGCGATACATTTGAAATAAGAAAAGTAAAGAAGGTAATATAAAATATATGGAATGGAAAAAGCTATCAAACAAACAGATGCAACTTCTCACATGGTGGACTGAATTTTCTCCCTATAAAAATGCTAATGGGGTGATTGCTGAGGGTGCAATCCGGTCTGGAAAAACCCTCGTCATGTCATTCTCATTCATCATTTGGAGCATGTTTAGCTTCAATAAAGCTCAGTTTGCTATCTGTGGTAAAACGGTTGGTTCTTTAAGGAGAAACTTAATCGGTCCCTTAAAGGATGTACTATTCTCAAGAGGGTTCAAGGTACTTGATAGGCAAGCTGAGAACAAACTGATCGTTAGTAAGAATGGCCAAGTTAATACCTACTACTTATTCGGGGGACGGGATGAAAGAAGCCAGGACCTTATCCAAGGTATAACACTTGCTGGAGTACTGCTTGATGAGGTAGCTCTGATGCCACGTTCATTCGTTGAGCAGGCATTAGCTCGGTGTTCTGTTACAGGAAGTAAGGCTTGGTTCAACTGTAACCCTGAAGGACCCAACCATTGGTTCTATGTTGAACATGTCAAGAATGCTAAGAAGGCTGGATGGTTAAGGTTACACTTTTCATTAGATGATAACCTTTCCCTTAGTGAAGATATAAAAGAAAGGTACAGAAACAACTTTACCGGTATATTCTACAAACGCTTCATCCTTGGGGAATGGGCCTTTGCTGATGGTGTTGTGTATGACTGTTTTACTACTGAAGGAAACACATACTCCAATATGGATCGGGAAAAGGTTCTGCCTTACCAAATATTAGAAAACGATCCACAAGGTGGATACCCTTACTATGGAACTGACTATGGTGTTTACAATCCCCAGGTTTTCTTGGAAGTATATAAAATACGTAAGGATGGCGATAGGGTTCCATACTTCTATGTTGAAAACGAATACTACTACAACAGTCGTAAAGCTATGAAGCAAAAGACTGATGAAGAATATATACAAGACCTAAAACAATTTATAGGCGATAAATATTATAAAACACTTATAATAGATCCTTCTGCCTCTTCTTTAATTGTGGCAGCTGAAAGAAACGGAATAAAAGCTATAAAGGCCAACAATGATGTTGAAGATGGGATTACAATGGTCCATTCCTTGTTAAGTACAGGACACATACTTATAAACCGTGATAACTGTCCAAACTTAATAAACGAACTTGGACTATATGTGTGGGATGAAAAGAAAGGCGAGAAAGGAAAGGAACAACCTGTTAAGGCAAACGACCATGCACTAGATGCACTTAGATACGTGGTTGCTACAACAACAAGTCCTTTAGAATTAAGGTGAACAACATGGCTCTAACACATGATTTTGTTAATAAGGTAATAAAGGCATACCCAGAAAAGGTAATAGGTAAGAAGTTCAACTACAAGGCTAAGAAGAGTGAGAATGGTACTTGGGAAATCTGGGTACAGGAATTTGAAGAGATGCCTTGGAAGTTGGCAATGGTAAAATACAACAAAGGTGATACAATTCAAAGAAGGCACAAGGTATGGAACATCAACTGGGATGTAATGAATGGGGCTAACCAGAATGGAAGCTTTTAATAAAGGAGTGATATAAGTGGGCAAAAAGAAATACTACAAAAAGAAAGCTTCCTTTGATGGAGCACCTGGAATTCTAAATAACAAATCTGAAATTACTTCTGTTAAAAAGGTACTAGATGCATATAGTAATCCTCCTGCTAACTTAGGATTTGGGGCTAATAACCTTTCCCAGACTGCCGGCTATATAATGGAGAGGTTTACATGGGACTACTACACATTAAACATTCTGTTCCGTAACAACTGGATAGCTAAGGCAATAATTGAAAAGCCTGCTAACGAAATGTTAAAGAACGGATTTGAAATACATTCTGAGCTGGATCCCGATAAGGTTACCAAGATAATGAATGTATACACCAGAACCAAAACAAATGCTAAGTTCCTGCAGTGCCTTAAATGGGCAAGGCTGTATGGGGGATGTATTCTAGTTCCCATGATTGAGGGGCAAGACGACCTTTCCAAACCTTTGGACTTCGATACTATTATGCCAGATTCCTATAAAGGTTGTTTCGTTGTTGATAGATGGTCTGGTATTTCTCCCTCCCTTGAAATAGTGGATGAAATAGATGATCCTGATTTCGGAAAGCCTAAGTACTATACCATTAGTACCAATAACACCAATACTTCTGTTAAGATCCACCACTCCCGTATTATTAAAATGATAGGCCGGGAACTTCCTTACTGGGAGGAAATGGCAGAAGACTATTGGGGTGCTTCTGAATTGGAACATGTATATACGGAACTTAGAAAACGGGATGATACATCTGCAAACATTTCCTTCCTTATCTTCCTTGCTAACATCCGTATTTTCAAAATGAAGAACCTTGGCCAAGCTATTACACTTGGTGACCAGGAAAGCCTCAATAGGGTATACCAATCCATGCAGGCTATGAACCGGCTTATGTGTAACACAGGCACATTTGCTATGGACCAAGATGATGACTTCGCTACACAGCAATACACCTTTACAGGAATTAACGATGTGTATGAATCTTTCATGTTGGACATTTCTGGTGCTGCTGAAATTCCTGTTGATAAGCTGTTCGGCAGATCCCCCACTGGGTTTAATTCTGGTGAAGAAACCCTACAAAACTACTATGATACTATTCAGGAGAAACAGGAAACATACGTCAGGGAACCGTTAGAACGGCTTCTGAAGATAATTACCATGAGTACCCTGGGTGAAATCCCTGATGACTTTGAATTGGTATTTAGTCCTGTTAGACGGCCCTCTAACATGGAGAAGGCTGACTTGGCCCAGAAACAGGCACAACCCGTTCTTGATGTTTATAACGCAGGTATAATTGGCAAGGGTACTGTACTGAGAGAACTGAAACAGCAAACACCTATGACCGGCCAGTGGAGCAACATTACTGATCAAATGATAGAAGATGCAGACAAAGAAGATGAAGAAGCAAAGGCAAATGCTAAGGCTGAAAACGAAGAACTAGAAAATGCTGCCAACAAGGCACTGGGAGGTAATGAAAATGGGAATACTGAAAAACTTAAAGAAAAAGAGAATGATTAAGAAGGCAATTGAGGAAGCTATCTGTCCTATCTGGTACATAACATACTGCATTGAGGACCAGGAAGGCGACATAGATGGTACAATTCAGGTGCTTGCAAACAATGAAGGAGCAGCAATGACAAAGGCTACAAAGCTGCTGGATCAAAAAGCAATGGGTAAAGTATGGACCATAACTTCCATTAGCTGTATTTAATTTGTTGAAAATTTATCCTTTACAAAACTACATATATATCTTATAATGTATATATACTAAAAAGGAGGCTCTAAAATGAAAGGCAAAAGAGAAAAGGAAAACGAATACGGCTTCTGGCTGGATGCTTACCACATGGCCATCATGGTTTGGTTCATTCTGCTACTCTACATTGGTTTCCGTTGGTTATCTGTTGAAAGCTATAAGGAGGCTGCCCATGAAATTGAACAACCTACTACCGAAGCTACAGAACATGGAAGTGGAAGAATTCCTGGCGACGATGTACCAGCAGAAGGCTATGCCTCCCTAAGTGCTATGGGGTTGGAAGTAACTGATATTTATGAACATACAGATAACTTCCTAGTAACTAACTACTGTGGATGTTCTAAATGCTGTGGCAAATATTCTGGGGGTTCACAGAGTGAAGCATACGGAGCCCTTGGAACTAAGCTAACACCTTACTACTCAATTGCTGTAGATCCAAACCTTATCCCATTAGGAACTATCCTCTGGGATGAAGATGGTAACTACTACAAGGCAGAGGATACGGGAAGTGCAATTAAAGGAAACCACATTGATCTGTTTGTTGGAAACCACAAAGAAGCTTGGAATAAAGGAACTTCCTACATCCAGCTATATTGGTAAAGGAGATACTGAAATGTTCTACAAAGAAGATATGGAACTAAAGCTATTACAATTCGGAAGGAAACAACTTTGTGCTGAAGCTTATATTCTAAATAAAAATAAGCAGCTTTACGAGGATGCTCTTTTCTGGGATGAATTGGCTTTGATTTATCTTTTAGGAAATATGTTTAGTGAAGCCGCTAGTTTATCTAGAGTGGTACATAGAATGATAAACTGATCCTTTACAAACAACATTCTATGTGTTATAATATAATCAAATCAAAGGTTATAAATAAAGGGAGATAAAAATGAAGTATGCTTTGATTGTAGTGTGTATTACCCTTTTTCTGTTTTATACTATTGTTTGGGCAGTATCAGAAAAAACGAAAATGAAAGTTCAGCTATTGCTTCAAGTATTTACTTCTTATGTTTTATTTTAGTTTGGATCTTAAATTAATTTACAAGGAGGGATGAGCAAATGGATTTTAAGAAAACCATGGACAAGGCAATTAAAGTAACAGACGCTCAGTCTACTGTAACCTATAATGACATTAAAGAGGTGTTCGACATTTTAAGTCAGGCATTACAGTCTAGTGCTGATGAAAAGAAATGGATGCCCTTGGTTGGCAAAGCTCAATCCAAGCTAATGACACTTGCTGCTAAGACTAAGGGGTACTAAATATGAATGCAATTGATAAAGCAATAAGGAATACAGATTTCAAATCTGCTAAAAATTTTATTGGGGATGAAGTAGTTGCTTCGTGCTCAGGAATGATTTCTTTGCTTCAATCAATTAGAAGCAAAGCTGCAAATGATAAAGATGAAAATAGACTACGTAAAGTTAATGAAGGTTTGATAAAAGCAAACGACATAATTAGAAAATTATAATTAAAGGAAGTGGAAGATAATGAAATATGATCCTATTATGTGTATGATGGTACCTGATTCTGTTAAGACGAAAGATGGGTTAGATGATCCTGAAAAGAATGCAGGATATGAAATGAAGAAGGAAGGACAGTATTTCAAGGTTTATAAAAATGGTAGATTGATTGCAATGAAGAGTACCGAAGAAGAAGCAAGAAGGGAAGCTGCAAGACATAGAGCAGCAAACGATTCTGCTGTAAACGAATATGAAATTCACTATACTGTTTCTGGGAAAAGTGATGTAATGGTTGGAAGTGGGAAGGGCTCTACTGAGGCTGAGGCAAAGGCTGATTTCATGAAATACCATAAATCTGAAAACCCAAAAATTACTTCTGTTAAATTTTACAAAAAGGTTTCTGATGAAAGTGCTCTTGATAAAGCAATAACTACATGTGACAAAACTGAATTTGACCCCCAGGACATTAGGTATATCAGAAAGGCAATTGGAAACCTTAAGATTGCTAACTCTTTATTGGGCATGATTAACGAGGGCACTGTTAACAAGGCAAAACAAAACATTGCTAATTCAATTTCTTTGTTGGAAAGTATTGACTGAGGTGTAACATGAAAGCTATAGATAAAGCTATAGAAGTTACTTCCTTTAATGAAAAGTATGATACTAAACGTTTAGCAATAGCAATACGTGAAAGAATAAACGAAGAAAATGATGCTATCAATAGCTATATGTCCCTTATCCCACATCTTACTGATGCTGATATGATAAGCAAGATAGAAGATATAGCTAATGAGGAAAAGTTACATGTAGGGGAACTTAAGTACATGCTCTACAACCTTGATCCAAGTGAATTGGAACAGGAAGAGAAAGGGGCAAAGGAGGCTTCTGAGTAATGCCATATAAATCTGAGGCTCAAAGGAAGTTCTTCAATTCCCCAGCAGGTAAAGCAAAGCTTGGCAAAGAAGAAGTAGAAAAATGGAACGAAGAAAGTAAAGGACAAAAGGATCTACCAAATAAAGTTTCTGATTTAAAAAAAGCAATAAAAATATGTGATGATACATGGGAGCAACATAAATACAAATCTAACCCTACTGATAAATACAAATGGAAGTATTCAGTTAGGGCCAGATATGGAAACAAAACAGAACATGTGTATGGACCAAAACAATGGCCTTCCCAATCCAAAAACTTTTCTTATGTTAAAAACGAACTAACTGAGTGGGTAAGAAAAACAGGACAAATAAACTATGAACCTTACAACATAACTTTCTTAGGTACATATAAATGAAATTTGATAGGTGGAGAAGGTTACGAAGTGTAGAATATGAATTTCGTAATTCCTTACTTAAAATATGTAAACTATTTAATAAGATAGCTACAAGTACACAGCAAGACCAACAGGCTTATATAAACGCAATGAACAACTTTCAAAACTCAGATGAGTATAATAGGTTTGTTAGTTCTGCTGTAAAAAGAATGGTGACTGGGCTTTACCAAGGTAATTCAAATACTTGGAGGGAAGCTGCCAGGAAAGCTACAAAAGGTAAAATGCTATACGGGGCACTAATGGAAGAACTAAGAAAAGGCGATTCCCGTATTATGCAAGATCAGATTGTTGAAAACATAAGCTTAATAAAAACACTACCTAACGACGTAGCAACAAAGGTAGTAAAGGATATTGAAGAAGCTACTTTAAAAGGTAAACGTGCTTCTGAGATAGAAAAGATAATAAGAGTACAAACAGATAAACATTCAAGAGCAAGTGCAAGGCTAATAGCTCGGACTGAAGTTAGTAAGACAACAACTGCCCTTACTAAACAAAGGTCTGAACAGTTAGACCTTCATTGGTATGTATGGCGAACTGCTTTAGATGGGGATATAGTCAGAAAAAGCCATCGTAACATGGAAGATGTACTTGTTAACTGGAACAACCCACCAAGCCCAGAAGCACTAGTTGGGGAAAAGGATGTAGGTAAATACCATGCAGGAAATATCTGGAACTGCAGGTGCTACCCAGAACCTCTTCTTGATGTTGAAGATGTTAAGTGGCCACACAAGGTATACTATAATGGAAGTATTCAAAAGATGAGCAAAAACCAATTTGAACAACTTATGTAAGGAGGTAAACAATGGCTGATAGTACTTACAAACCCGAAACTCCTGGTTCTGAAGTTGAGTTCATTAAACCCAATATTCCTGATTGTTGGTCACCTCAACCCGTTATAAACAAGACTACTTAAGGATGTAAATTAAATGCCCAACATTATTAGAGCTGACTGTGGTTTTGATCCAACTGAAGTTGAGAAGTTTGAAGAAGTAACTGTTGAACTGCTTAACGACCCTTCTGGCTTAGACCTTGATGGACATCGTAACATGCATGTTAGCTTGGCTTCTGAAAGTTCTGATGTTTCCATTGAAGATTTTGAACACATGAAACAAGGTGTTGATTACACTATAGTTGCTGCAAATGGGGCTGGAACCAAGAACCAGCTTATTTTCCCTTCTAAAAGTACACTTTACTCCGGTGATAAAATTACCCCGGCAAACGGAATGACCATCGTTTATGAATTCTTAACTGATGGATATAACATTTACTGTAACCGTCAAATTTATAAATAAAAATTAAAAGTTTTCCTTTACAAATGTATTTATGTATGGTATAATATATAAGTAAACTAATAAGGGGGTGTTCATTGGTTGGCTAAGTTTTACTATGGATCTAAGATCTCTGATAACATGACACTAATGGACAATGGATGCCTTATTTGTTTCAACGTACCAATAGCAAGAACTGGAACGTACAAATACCTAAGGGAGGAACTTGGCTTAGAAGGCCAAGGTGTTGTTGATGTTTACAGAGAACCTGAAGAGGTTTTTAATAAATTCACTATTGCTTCCTTCGAGGGAAAGGCGTTCACAGATACACATCCTTCTGAAGATGTAACAGCTGACAACTGGAGTGTGTACAGCAAAGGAGAACTTTCTAATGTACACCAAGGTACAGGGGACCAGGCTGACTACCTCGTAGCAAATATCATAGTTCGTGATCCTGTTGTTATAAACGAAATACAATCAGGTGCCAAACGGGAGATATCCGCTGGGTACGACTGTGAATATATAATGAAGGATGGCAAGGTGTACCAAAGAAACATTCGAGGCAACCATGCTGCATTGGTACAAGCTGGAAGAGCTGGATCCAAGGTTCGTATCAATGATGAAAAAAAGGACATGCTAACAACTAAGTACAAAACAATAAAGGTAATAGAGAAAGCTATTTTAAATACTAAACTTTAAGGAGGAAAACATGGCTAACAATTCTAAGGTTATGGGATCCATCCGGGATTTCCTTGTTAAAATGAAATCCTTGGATGAGAATATCCCTGAAGAATTGGCGAAGGATGCACTTCAGATGACTGAGGAAGTCAAGGATGCACTTTGCCAGGATGAAGAGGCTGAACCCGAAGTCAAGGATGAGGATCCTATCGAGGAAACCAAAGATGAAGAACCTGAAAAGATGGACATCGACAAGAAGGTCGAGGATGCAATGGTTAACGTCATGAGAAAGTATGGCCTTATTAAGGACGGGGCTATGGCTGCTCTCGACGAAATGGAGAACAAGCTGGGTACCGAAGATGCGGATGGCGAGGAAGAGGTTACTGTTGATCCCGAAAAGATGAACGACTCTGCCAAGCGTAAGCTTCTGAAGGACATCAAGCCTACCATTGCTAACATTAAGGATAGCAAACAGCGCAAGGCTGTTGCTGATGCTTTTGCAAATGCTCTGTCCATTTCTACCACCACTACTGACGAATATTCTTCCATCATGAACATCGTTAAGAAAAATACCAAGGAGTCTGTTCAGACCAAGGACCATCAGGTAAAAATGAATGATGATTTTGATGTTGGAATGGAAATCGCTCGTAAATACAATCCCCATTATAAGGAGGTAAAGTAATATGCCCGGAAGAACTATTGGTATCTCTATGAATTCTGGTTGGCCCGGCACTCAGTCTCGTAGTGCTGATGCTATTATCCAGAATAGAATCGCAAACGACACTATCAAGTTTGGCCAGGCGGTTACCCTGACTACTGACAACAAGTGGACCCCGGTTACTGATTCTACTACCGATGCTCAGATCGCCGGTATCGCTGTTCGTGAGGTTGTCCAGGCTAACACCTTTGACCCTCAGAGCAACCCCGATTACGTTGCTGGTGTTCCTTGTGACGTTATGACCCGTGGTAACGTGATCGTTAAGTGCCAGAGAGGTACTCCCACTTCTGGTTCTGCTGTTTATGTTAGAGTTAAGGCTAACAGTACTTACCCCAATGCTGTTGTTGGTGGCTTCGAGGCTGAGTCCGATACTACCAATACTGTCCAGGTTACCAACATTGAGTGGACTACCGGCATTCTGGATTCTAACAACTGCACTGAGGTCACTATTAAGACCCGGGCTAAGGGTTAATAAGGAGGTATAAAGAATGAGTAACATTATTTCCAGCACTGGAATGGCTTTCGGTGCAAGCAATGGAATTACCACCCTCCAGGATGCAAACCTTGGTTCCGGTATTAGAACCATGGATGCTGCTGGTATTACTACTGGCATGGCTTTCCTGGAAGGCGAGCTGGAGAAGCGGGACCCTAAGATCCGGGAACCCCTTACTTCTGTAACTTGGCAGCGAGACATTGTTGCTAAGACCGGTGGTGGATGGGTTGACTTTACCTCCACTATGGATGTGGATTATGCTACTTCCGGTGCTAACCAGAACTCTATGGTTGGTGGTCAGACTGATGTAATTCCCATGGTCCAGGCTAACGTCAATAAGGACATCTTCAAGGTGTTCACCTGGGCACAGGCCATGAAGATTCCTTTTGTTGATGGCCAGAAGATGCAGACTATCGGCCGTTCCCTGGATTCCATCCTGGATCGGGGCATTAGACTGAACTACAACAAGAGCATTGACCAGTTGGTCTATGGTGGCTTCACTAACGTTGGCATTCAGGGCCTTACTAACAATGACAGCATTACTCGTAAGGTTGCTGATGTTGGTGCTTCTGGTCAGTCTGATTGGAAGAGCAAGACTGTGGATGAGATCCTGTGGGACGTAAATAAGGCTATCATTGAGGCTTGGGCTGCTTCTGAGTATGATGACTCTGCTATGGCCAACCACATCCTTCTGCCGCCTACCAAGTACGCTTACATTGCTTCTACCCGCATTGGTACTTCTGGTGATCGTTCTATCCTGGATTACCTGCTTGAGAACAACATTGCTAAGAACCAGGGCAAAGATCTGAAGATCTATCCTTCCCGTTGGTGTGCTGGTGTTGGCACCGGCAATAAGGACAGAATGTTTGTCTATGTGAACGATGACAACTTCGTTTACTTCGATCTGCCCGTACCTCTGACTCGTGCTATGACCCAGCCTGTTGCCCTGCAGTTCGCTTACGTTACCATTTATGCTGCCCAGATGGGCCAGGTTAAGTTCCTGTATACTCAGCCTGTTCGCTATGTTGATGGCATTTAATAAAAGGAGGAAATAAAAAATGTCTAAAATTCGGATTTATTCCAATAAGGCTTTTGATATTGGACCTGGTGCTGATAGAGAGACTTCTAAAGTTGAAAGCTTTCTCACTGTTCCTGGTTCTTTCCAGGAAATGCCCGATAAGTACTTGAATGATCCTACTTTCAAGTTGGCTGTTCAGTGTGGGGAAATCATTATCATGAATGATGCTCCGGCTGTTCCTGTGGATCCTATCGTTCCTGAAACCACCAAGGCTGAGGAAGACGAAGGTGCTGACAATGATAAGTTGGTCAATGAGTACTACGAGAAAGTTAAAACCATGAACGCTGAAGAAGTTCAGGTAGAGTGCAATAAGTACAATGCTACTTTTGTTAAGGAAGATAAGCTGAAAGAGAATAAGAAACGTTTGATGGAAGCTTATAAGCTTAGCTTGAACTAATTAACTTAAGGAGGAACCACGAATGGCCTACATTGACTTGGTAGGAATGCTTGGTTATACCAATAACGCTTACATGATGATGGAAACCTTCCGTGGTTCCTCCAACGTTATTCTAACAGACAATCCGGAATACACATTGGAAATGTTCCAGAAGGTTTTTAAGAACTTCTGTATCGAAGGTGGAACCATAGAACCAGAGGATGGATCAGAAAAAATCCCAACTGAAGTATTTAATTTGTTTGTTGGAATGGCACAAGCTTCTATAAAGAAAGATAGATATAAAAGTAACTGGGAATATTTAATGGGGTTATACATAGCTCACAACTTATTCCTTTTCTTAAAGGCTTCTCAAGGTGATCCTGGTGCTACTTCTGCACTTTCTTCTTCCCTGCCTTTCGGTATTGCTTCTTCAAAGTCTGTAGATGGACTTTCTATTTCTTATGATTTCCTTGGCTCACAAGAAGATTATGCTGGTTACGGTACTTGGAAACTTTCCATGTATGGACAGCAGCTTATTACCCTTACCAAGATTTATGGACATGGCGGTATGTGGTGTAATTGGTGATTTGCTATGGCATCATTTGGACACTATGTTTCTGAAGAAACAAAAGAAAAGTTAAGAATTGCAAATTTAGGTAAGAAAAAACCAAATTATCCAAAAAATAGAAAAAATAAATCTAAAGAAGATTGTTTGAAAATTTCTATTGCATTAAAAGGTAGAAAACTATCAGAAGAACATAAGAGAAAAATTTCAGAATCAGAAAAAGGTAAAATAATAACTAATGAGCAACGTAAAAAAATAAGTATAAATACAAAAAAAGCAATGGAAAGTGAAGAAATAAGGAATAAGTGTAGATTAGGTTCAATCAATGCACTAAAATCTGGTTTTCATAATACTTCCATAGAAAGAAAAGTAGAAAAAGAATTAAAAAGGTATAATGTACTGTTTGTAAAACAAAAACCAATATGTAAAGGACATTTTGTTATTGATTTTTATTTACCTGAATATAAATTAGTAATAGAATGTAATGGTTCTTATTGGCACTCTTTACCAAAAAAGATTAAACGTGACAAAGAATTAGAAAATTACGTACTTTCAAAGGGTAAAGATATACTGTGGTTGTGGGATACACAAATAAACGATGAGTGGTTTGATATTTCAGACTACTTGGAGGTGTGACCATGGCTAAAAATCCATTCGTAGAGTTTGTTGAACATGCTGATAACTGGAATAGTCTTATAAGGGCTATGAACTTCATAAGAAATAACGAAGTGTATGTAGGAATAACGGATGAACAAAACAAACGGGAAGAAGAGGGTAATAAAGAAATAACAAATGCTGAACTGTTATACATTCACACAAACGGATCCCCTGTAAATAACATTCCTGCAAGACCTGTAATCGAACCTGCTATAAGAAAAGATAGTGATAGGTTAGAGAACATGATGAAGAAAGCTGCTGAACTTGCTTTTGATAACAAAGAAGAAGAAGCAATAAATCAGCTTAAGAAAACAGGAATGAGGGCACAAAATGTTTCCCGTGCATGGTTCGTTAACCAAGAAAATGGTTGGCCACCTAACTCTGATAGTACTATAGCTAAGAAGAGTAAAGGGAAACCAAAGGGTTATGTACCAAGACCGTTAATTGATACAGGACAGTTAAGAAAAACTATAACCTACTTTGTAAAAACAAAAGGAGGTAGAACTAAGTGATAAATATATCCGAACTAATTACAGATCCAGACTTCTGTCAACCAAGTGGAATAAGTATCACTCGTTCTACTGTTGAATTTGTTGATTTCAAAGAAGTTGAAAACCCAAAGGAAATAACACTTCAAGGAATTATAACAATTGATTCCGAAAACGAAGATTCGTTACTTTCCGAAGCAGACTTAAACTCTGAAAGAATTCACATATTTACACATAAAAGGCTTAAAACAGTTGGTATAGACAAACTAGATGGTAAACAATATACTGCTGATATAGTACACTTCAACGGGGCTGACTATATAGTTAGGTATTGTTTAGACGATGCTCAGTATGGGTTTTGTAGAAGTACTGCTGTTAAGTTAAGACAGGATGTGATGTGATTGGCAAATAACATAACACCAATTGACCAGTTAGACATCCTGTTTGCTAAATATGTCCAAGGTAAGCTGAATTTACCAAATGGTAAAGTTAGAATTTCTTACCAACAGAAAGGACAAATATCAAGCAAAATAGATGAAGATGTCTGCTATGTTAAAGTATTCGATGAACCAGATGAAAGACACATTTGGAAGAATAGAAAACAAGAAGTAGTAGGCGACAAGATTAAAGTTACTCAATACTCAATGAGAACTTTAAAGGTACAATTTATTTTTTATGGTCCAAACCATGAAGAATATTCAGCATTGTTAAATGAATCTTTTTACTTTGACAGTACTAAGCAGTTATTATACGAAAACAATTTGGCTTTAATTCCAGATAGAACAGAACAACCAACAACACACTATGAAAAAATAAATGAACAATGGTGGCACAGATCAGATTTAAAAATATACCTTTATAACTCTATTTCTACTGAAGAAACATTGGATACTATTTCTGATGTTGATATCAAATTCAATTATGGGAACGGAGGTTAACAAATGAGTGGTTCTCTTAACAAGATCGTAGATGTTTCTGTTAAGGTTTCAAGCCCTGCTACTATTTCCAGTGATTTTAACCTTGGCTTGATTATTGATAACAGATCTGCTTCCCCTATCGCAAACAAAACAAATATTTACACTTATTCCAATTATCAGACTCAGATGGTTGCCGATGGCTTTAAAACAACCGACAATGCATACAAGAAGGCACTAATCTATTTCTCCCAGTCTGAAAAGTCTGCACAACTGGCTGTTGCTGGTACAGGTGCTGCCGAGACTGTAGATGCTGCATTTACTCGTGTTAGAAACGAGAATGATAAGTTCTATTGTTTCTGCTATTCTGAAACTGTAACTGATGAGAACATCGCAAAGGTTGCTGCATTGGTTGAAGCTTCCTCTATCCCTACAATTTACTTCTTTGGTAGTTCTGATGGGAAGTGTATCCAGGCAAGCACCACCAATATTATGAAAACTCTTCAGACTGGAAAGTTTACCAGAACCTTTGGTTTCTATTCTGAAGATACCAACATCGATGCCGGTATGGTTGGCTTGATTAGTGGATTGAACTCTATGAAGGTCAATTCTGCTTATACTGCAGCATACAAAACGTTGGTGGGTGTTACTCCTTCTAACCTCAATGATTCTCAGATCAATACCCTCACTGGGTATAACGGAAATGCTTTTACTAAGTTTGGTAATTCTTACAACTTTACTTATCCCTGCATTTCCGGTGGAAACTACCACGTTGATGAACTTTATTTAATCGACGCAGCTGCAAACCTTATCCAGCAGGAAGTAGTTGCTGGCTTGGTTGCTACAAAGAAGGTTCCTCAAACTGAGTCTGGTGTTGATATGTTGGTTGCATTTGCTGCTCGTGCTTGCAACACTTTGGAAAACATTGGATTGATCGGTGGTGGTATTTGGAATGGGGAACAGGTTATGTCTCTTAATTCTGGCGATGCGATTGAGAATGGATATTACATCGAGGCAGAAAGTGTAGCAAGCCAGTCCCCTTCTGATAGGGCAACTAGAGTATCCCCCCCCATTTACGTTGCTCTGCTTGCAACTGGTGCAATTGAACACGTAGTTATAAATGTAATTGTCGAACGGTAAGGGGGTAAAAAAAATGGCTAGAGTTTATACTTATTCTTTTGAGGATACTTCCTTAACCATTTCCCATCCTGGTTTTGGAACGTATACAGATCGGAAGAGCG